AAAGTCCTTTGCGGCAAGTCCCGCTGCTTTTTCTTCCTTGTCTCGGCTACGACACTCGGGGCAATCCACGCCAAAAAGACGGATAGACTCACCATGAATCCACAGACCAAAACCAAGATCAATATCAACGATGATTGAATCCCCATCAATTACCCTCACAATCTTACAGTTATATTCGTACATCTAAACCTCGACCTCCATTCTACCCATAAAGCCGTACTTCCCTAGGGCATGTACCTCTATGCTCCCGCCTGCTTCATGTGCTGCCCAAAGCAACGCCACTTCCATATCTTCATGGAGGCTTATGTCGCCGCCTTTAGTAATCAAAACGTAAACTAGCTTATGCGGGAACTTGTCCTTAACTATATCTTCATTAGTTACCATTTAATTTTCCTTTTTCTTGTGCTGCACAAACCCGCCGATCATTCTTTTGGTTGGGTCAGTTAACGAGTCGGACGAAAAACTTACTCCATGCTTGCGCTTGTTCCTGCCTTCCACGTCGGTTTCGGTGTAAGCATTGCGGGGTAACTGGGTTATCTTCCCGCCTTTAGCCTCAAACTCTTCAACTTGCCGTTGCAATTCTTCGCGCAGTCGCTCGCGTTCTTGGGGGGTCATTACATTAATTTTTGTCGTGGTCACTATTTTATGCCTGTATAAAACACATGCTGATGTATCTTGGTTGTAACTTCTCCAGTGTAAGCCCATTCAGGGAACACCTTTGTATTATGGTAATGAGTCGCACCGTTTGTAGTGTCAGGGATATAACCACTCAACTCTGCAATGTACAACGCGTTAAACCATGCCTGTTTGTTTTTCGGATCGTCCGACTTACCGTCACAATAAAAACTAAACTGGCACTTGTTACGAATAGGTACTCCATTCCAGTAGTACCCCTGCTTAACCACGTCACACGCATTGTCTGGGTAACGTGGGTCTTCGATTCTGTTTTGGATTACATGAGCTACAGCAAGCTGCCCTGCTGTTGGTTCACCCCTCGCTTCAAAATAGACGGCCGCTGCGACGCATACTAACGGAGTAATCATAGATTGTTTCCTCTTTCTCAAGGACGGGCGATATTTTTTCTATTACTAACCCGTCTGCATGATAGGCTTCTTCAGGAGTAAGCACTTCTATTCGGTTTGGTTCCGTTTCTACTACAAACATTTTTTGTTGCGTGGCGTTAGCCACAAACTGCGCCTCTTCTATAGCCGCCATTGGATCAGTGAAGTACGACATCTTCCACCTCGTATTCGTAGTTAACGGTTTCCTCGTTAGTAGAGAATAGTCCTGCACCGTTGCTTAAATGAAACTTCATAGCGGTATGAGTGTGTGGAGACATAGTTATTACCGCATCTACCTCTGGGTGCATTATGGGCGTTGCTTCTAGTAAGTTACTAATTAGCTTTCTTCCGTGCCCTTTTTGGTATGACCATATTGAGTAGGGGCACAGTACCGTACCAAGTGCCCCGTGCATAGCCTCTCTTTCTTCGAGCGCTTCTTCTATATCGGTAAGTTTCCCTGCGGCGATAAACTTTAATTGCACTTCGTCTTGCGGTACGAACTTACATATGACCACACAAACAACTGCGGCTATTTCTCCCGTCTCGTCGTTTACCTCTGCATACACATGGAAAGGGGCATCAAACCTGTCTGCGTTGTCCTTAAACAACCCTCCACGTACGGGGTCATCTTCTATTAAATACAGGTGGTCTGCGGCGTTACACTTTATCAGCATCCTCAAACTCCTGAAGTATGGCTTCTAACTTTTCTACTGCTTCACTGGCCCGCTGTAACAAAGCCATAATCTTTTCGGCGTCCGCACCATCTACTTCTATTGTTATTTTCATTTGACGTTGTGTATCTCGATTAGCAAGTCAATGCAGTGTTTAGCTTTCTCTAAGTCCGACAAGGGTTGCCCCTTCAACTTCCACCTAGTTATGTACTTCACTACGTTACCTTCTAGCAGCGACAAGCCATTCTTCTCGGCGTACTCCGCTGGTTGGATAGCCATGTTCTTATAATGCGTCCCGCCCGTCTGTGTCTGTAGGGCTGTCTGCTTGTTCACTACTGGATCGCTCATTTTCGTTCTTGGTACTTCTGCTGTTAACATTCTCTTTCTCCGTCTGTTTTGGTTTCTCAAAGATTTTTGCCCAGTTCTCCCCGAACTCGTGCATCGGTACGAACGTGGGTCTACGTCTACTTCCTTTACCATTCATTTGTTTTCCTCTTTTATTTGCTTAAGTTCTGCGGCTATTTCTAACTGGCGGGCAAACAACTTAAGCATCGCTCTAATTTCTTCGTTAGTCATATGTTTCTCCTTTAGGCTCGTACTTGCCGATAACATCCCCCGCGTCTAACCAAATTTTAAGGGCCTTTAATAAGTTTTTCTTTCTAGCCTGCAAGTTTTTAATCTTTTCTTTACGCGCTGCTTTTATCTTGGCTATGTCTGCCATCCAAGTAGCCACTGTCTTTCTTGCTAAAAAGAATTTTAGCCGTTGCATAACTGTGGGGCGCTTCAAAGTCTCGGCAAGGTCTAGTTCAATCTTTTCTATTATTTTTAGTACTTCTGCCCTAGTAGTCATTAAAGTTCTCCAGTTTAAGTTTCTCTGATTCAAGTTCTTGCATTGTCTGGTGCAGTATCTCTAACCCATTCAAAAGGCGTTCGTTTTCATCTGCCACGCGTTCAAGTTCTTGTTGTTTGCGCTCTCTAACCGCCGCAAGGTGTTTATCCTCCAAAAAGGGGTAGAGTAAATCTTGAGTGCGGGGGTTTCTTAATTTTCTAAGCGCCTTGGCTTCTATCTGCCTAATTCTGCTATGCGAAACCCCAAACAATTCTCCTACTTCCTCTAGTGTGTGAGGTTCTTCACCGTCTAACCCAAAACGTAAAGTTATTACTTGTTGTTCCTTATCATTTAAAACCTTAGTTATGGCGTGGTCTACACCTTGCATAACTTCTTGTTTTATAAGAGCTACGGAGGGATCGTCTGTCTCTAACATCCTCGAAGGTAGTAGCTCGTGCTTGTTCTTTTCCGTGATTACAATATTTTTTTCTAACGGGTTTTCTAAATGCTCCAACGGGAATAGGTCTTCAATGTCGCAATAAAATAAGTCGCATAGTTTCTTAGGTATTTCTTTTAGCTCCCCTTTTTTTGTGTATGGCGGACTCGTTAAATTCAAGTATTGGCCTACGCCAGCGGGGGTCGACCCTATAGCTTTAGCCAGCTGCGAAGCATTTTTAACCCCGTACTCTTGCATCCTACTAAACAAGTAGTTGTTTTTTATTTTTATTTCTACTCTATAATCTTTCATAGTGTTCTCCTTGTAAGAGCCCGTAGCGTGGGCTAGCCGGTGTACACACAAGCTGGAGAACGACCCTTTCTGTGCGAAGGGAAGAACGATTGACTTGTTATACACTGCGGGTGTTGTAGCCGTGCAGCTTACCCACCGCCCGCTGGGGTATTACTTAACACTCACCGTAGGAGTTAGCGTATCCACCTTCACAATCCAAAGGTAAGTCTGGTGCCCACTCGGGGCGTATTCTCATGCAGTACTCTACATATTCCATAGCGCGTTCTATCTCCGCTAGGGGGGCTATACAGCCTATCGCATCGTGCACGGTCATTACAACTTTATAGCGCTTGGCAACTCTGAGCAACTGCTCGCCGATCACAATACGAGCCAATGCCTGACAAACGTTCTCAATAACCTTACCCCCGTATATCCTGTTGGGTATGGTAGCTCGCCCGCGCTTAGTGTCGTAAACAAGCTCTTTGCGCCCGTCTTCTTCGTTAACTTCCTTCCTTAGATTGGGGTACTTAATATGTAGACCATTAGGTAATTTGATCCCCGTCTCGGCATCGACCACGAGTATCCCTTCCTTGCCTATATCCTGCGCCCGTCCTTGCATCAGCCCTTCAAGCGCGTTACCTGCGGCTCGCCATAGCTTAGGTATATTTGGGTAAGTCTCTCTGTATACACGGATAATCCTGTCGCACTCTTCTTGGCTGAGGTCGACCCCGAAGGTAGCTAACTGGGCTTTGAACTTGTTGGCTCCCATGCCGTAGCCCGCTCCAAGAATCGTAGTCTTACCCACAAACCGCTCGTCTTTGGTTATCTCTTCCTTGGGCTTGTTGTAGATGGCCGAGGCCATGATCTTGTATACATCGTCCCCCCTGTCGAAGGCTTCCACTAGGTCGTCCTGCTCAGCTAACCAAGCAAGGGTGCGGGCTTCGATCTGAGATAAGTCACAGTCTACGAACTGGTAGCCCTCTGGTGCGCATATAGCTTTCTTAAGTATGGAGCCTCGAGGTAGGTTCTGCATGTTCACCTTGTCGTCCCCACCCCACCTGCCTGTATGTGCAGCGTAGTACTTCAGTGGTATGGGTAGCTTGCCCCTTTCGCCTATCGCAATAAGCCGTTCCGTGCGAGTCTCGTCAATCGTGGACTTTACCCCCATGCGGGTAGCCACTAGCACCTGCACCAGTGGGTTGCTGTGTTCCTGTAGCGCCTTGAACCCCTCGTCAGTCTTAGCGAAGGCGTACGTCTCTTTGCCTGTCGTGAGGCTAACCTTCTTGGGGGGTTGTACTCCGCACCTTGTGAGCAGCTCAGCGAACTGAGGGTTGCTCATTATCTGCTTGCGATCTACCTTGGCCTTGGTCAGTAGCTTTTCCTTGGTATCCCGTATCTTAGTCAGGTGCCCTGTCAGCAGGTCTCGGTTTACCTCTAGTACAGGCTCAGTAAACATCCTGAGAGTCAGGTCGATCAGGTCTAGCTCTAGAAGAGGGAACCCCTTTATAAGCACCTTGAAGAGGGCGTAGGTAAGCTCTACATCGTTTATACAGTACCCTGCATACGCCTCCATTTCTTCGGGGGTGAAGTCCAACCGCCTCTTGCCTAACGCGTCCAGTACCTCTGTACCTTTGACCCCAAGGTTATAGTGCTTAACTAACGCCGATAGGCTGCCGCCTACTTCTATAGTGTGTATAGCTCGTGCCATGCAAAGGGTGTCAGCAATCTTCTTGGGGCGTATGTCGAAGTGCCAACTCAGGATAGCGGCGTCGAACCTAGCATTGTGCGCTACTGCCACTGAAGTACTCCAGTCGTAGTCATCTAGAAACTTCTTTATCTTACTTTTGGGCCCCGTTATAAATTTAGTCTCTTCGTTGTTCTTCTTAACAGCAACCCCGATAACCTCGAACTGCTTGTCGCGTATATATTCTTCAGTGGTGTACTTCTTGAGACCAAAATCTTTGGCATAGTACGTCTCAAAATCTATGGTCAAAATGTCCATCGGCCTTCCGCCTCTCGTTTTAAAGCTTCTTGTGGTGGGGGTACTATCATCAGGGGTGGTTTA